CATCACACCAAACAACTACGAATTTCGTATTTACATTCCCAATGGGAGCTAATCCTAATCAAATGACATACCATCCTCTCATAGGTTTGGGGTATTCCATGGGTAAAGGGTGTTTGATTGGAATTAGGTGCTGTAACACACGCTCGTGGCTCTAGAGGAGGCTCTAGCTCACGCTCGTGCCTTTATGGCAGAGGCTATTTAGTTGGGGTGAAATTAAACTTGCAATCACCCGAAAGAAAACCTATAATTGGTTACCAATGCGTCAAGCACGGCGCTACTGAAAAGGAGAAGCACATGAATGAACTACCCGCTGGATTTGGACAGAACGACCCGGACTTCATCGCCAAGGAATACGAGGAGTCCAAGAAGATTAGAGACGACGATGGAGGCAAGGTTGTCTTCTTCAAATCAGGCGTGACCCACTGTCGCGTCCTCCCCCCTCATGTAGATTCACCATCATGGTTCCGTGGATACAAGGAGCATGGACTTCGCCCAGGTGGCAAGTTCCAGACGTTCACTTGTCCCGCTTCCATTGATGACTCTGACTGCCCCATCTGTGAGCAGGGTAAGGAGTTCTACGAGCTGAAGGGTGAGGCTAACATCAAGAAGGCCAAGACACTGTACGCAAAGCAGGCGTTCCTGTACAACGCCTACGTATACAGCAACCCCGATAGCAAGGGGCTGAAGGATGGTATCGTTATCCTGAAGTCAGGTGTCAAGGTGTACAAGCAGCTTATGGAATTCGACAACGACCCGGCTGGTGATTGGGGTGACATCTCCAACATCCAGAACGGCATCGACTTTCGGATCACCCGTAAGGGCAAGGGTCGCTTTGATACTGAGTACGTGGTGTCTCCGGTGCCTACTCGCACCAACATCATCGAGAAGCTGGAGGCTGAAGGCTTTGAGATTGGTGCCCCGAATGACTTGACGCTGGTGTACCCACCCAAGTCATACGACGAGTTGCAGGTAGCACTCAAAGACCACGAGTACGAAGGTAGCTGATGGCTGACCTATCCACTATAGTGGATCAGGTATTCAAGGAGCATGTAGCTATTGATGGGATGTGCAACGAGTGTACCCATCAGTGGCCGTGCCCTGAGTACCGTCTGGCTGAAGACTGGAAGCGTATGAGGAGTGATCTCGTACGCGCATGGAAGAACCGCAGTGCTGCTGAGTTACAGGTAGTGAGCAAGCTCATCTGTGCTGGGTGCAGTACCAGAGACACCGGCATGCTGTGTGTCAAGTGCATTGAAGAAACAGTAGAGGGAGCAGGAGAATGAATAGCTGGTGGGATGCACTCGTGTTTACAACCGTTGTCATAGTTGGTGGGTTCTTTGTAGTTCTATTGCTTTCTATAGTTATTGCACTGCTTAGGTCTGTTGTGGGGGCATTCCTATGATAAAGATGCTAATTGACGTACTGACATGGATGGTGGTTAACCCATGGTGGCCATTCCTAATCTTCCCGCTGGTATTTGGGTTTGCTGTGTTTATGACGTGGCATGACATCTGCAGGAAAAAGAATCTGGAGGCTGACCCCATCCGTATGACCAACGCTGAGTACCACGATTTCAATTACAAGAGGTTTCAGAAATGAGCAGCGAGTTCGACGCGATCTTCAAGGGTGTCATCAAGGACAGTGAGCAGGATCCCAACGCCGCCTTGTTCAAGGCCGGTGACCTCAACATCAAGAGCCACATCCCATGGGCCATACCCTCTGGTGTACCTGATATTGATATCAACATAGGCAGGCCGGGCTGGCCTGCTGGCAGGGTGGTAGAGCTGTATGGGTTTGAGCACTGCGGTAAGACAACCCTGGCTTACCATGCACTGGCTGAAGCACAGAAGCTGGGAGGTAGTGGGTTCTTTATCGACACGGAGAAGTCGTTCGATGAGCTACGAGCATCACAGATCGGCATTGATATAGACCACCGCTTCGGTATCGTTGATGCTGACTCAGTGGACGCTGTGTTCCGAATGATCAAACGTACTCTCGCACACAGAAAGAAACACAACGATGGTAAACCATTTATTATTGTTGTCGACTCAGTTACAGGTGCAGCTACGGAAGAGATGCACGCTAAGGAGATCGGTGCGGCTGAGAGGGTAGGTCAGGATGCCAAGGCTATCCGTGGTGGTATGCGGCGTGTCGTGCCTGACCTTGCAGAAACAAATGTAACCCTTATCATGGTAAATCATGCAACAGCTAACATCACGAGCAACAAGTATGCCAAGCAGAGCGACTCATCGGGTGGACACTCGATCAAGCTGGCTGCTACGGTGCGCTGTGCGATGAAGTCAAGCGGATGGATCAAAGATAAGGCAGAGGTGGAGCGTAGGCTAGGACAGAAGATCAGCATCAAGATAGAGAAGCTGAAGAACTCCACCCTTGAGTACCCGGAGATCAGAGACATCACGCTACTCAACACTATCGGGTTCGACACTGAGGAGAGCCTGCTGTCAGCAGGGTGTAAGGCTGGGTGGATAGAGCATAAGAAGGGAGCACGAACCTACAAGCTAGAAGACAATGAGTTCATTAAGGCTCACTGGTCTACTATTGTGATGCAGCATGGTGGGACTCAGGCAGCATACAAGGAGTTCATTGACTGGTGTATTGAAGACGGCAGTATGCTATCCTGGTCACAGGCTATCGTATGAAAATTTTAATCTTTTCTGATCTCCACCTTCATCAATGGCAACTCAAGCACGTGCATCCTTTTCCCGTTCGTTGCAACAGCAGCGCGACTCTCCAAATCAATAAACACTCCGCACAGGTTCCAGTCGTAGCTGGCATCTGATTCATCGACGGCTGGAAGTACTCGTTCAAGGATCTGCGTCGCGTACAACGTAGACCAGGTAACCGATACAAGATGATCCTCAAGCCGTGGCTTCTTTGGGAAGTGTTCGACCTTGCCGAAGAAAGGGAAAGAGAAGTTCCCTACATGAATACGCTCTCTGTCCAGACCAACTGTGATCGTCGAGTACTTAGATGCCAGTCTCTTGATTACACTGATCGCCCGCTGCAACGGAAGCACGGCCGCAAACTCCTCGTTACCCCCCCACGCCTTGAGCGATGCCGCTGCCCAAACCTTCTTGTTGTTCGCCTCGACAAGCAAACGCGGCTCATCGCCAGGAATGAATCGCATCTTTACACCGGCAAGGATTGGATACTCCGACTTTTCAACAGTGATACACTCAAGCGCTTCGAGAAAACCCCAAAGAGTTTTTGCCTCAACCTCTATCGGTGTCACCAGGCTGTTCTTGGTCATCGGAGCGGACGTAATGACGACCTCTGGTGGCGTCTGTTCGTTTGACTCCCTGTACCGTTGCTCAGCTTTCGAGAGCACCTCTGCACTTGGTTCCCTGCGAGCTGGACCAGGTCCTTCGTCCTCCTCCCATTCCGGAGGAGGTGGTGATATCTCTGGGAGCTCGATAACCCCTTTGGGGGCACGTGTTTTCTTTCGCACCACCAAGTTTGTTTCGTCTGGCATAGGACCTCCTCATCCGCCTTATGCCTAAAAGAAAGCAGCCAACAGGAGTTACCCTGATGGCTGCTCACCTTGCTCCTCTGCGAATGAGGAAACTATACCGGAATCAACGACGCGTTCTTTGGAAGCAGGTCGATGATTGTCGGGTCTACGTAATCCACGTCGGCTATACCTCGATCGTCTTCGACGTCCTTGTACGTGATGGAGAACTTCGCGATGCGAAATGCTGCGCGATCTTTCACAACGATCCCAAGTTTGAACCTTCCAGTCGCTGTGTAGCTTCCGGCTTGACCACGTGCATGGGCGCCACCGCCGCGCCCGGTGACATACAACCCATCACCAGCAATGTAGTAACGAGCTCCGAGCGTTTCCTCTAGCCCGCTCTTGTTAGCAAGAGCCTTTCGAAGAGCACAGAGCATCTTCTCGTCTCGTGAAAGCGGCTCGAGGGTCCCTCTCTCTGGACCCTTCTTGTTCACGGTTCGCTTCACCATAACGGAGATCATGTTTTGATCTTTGGTCTCCGCCCCGTCTCTACCCATGAAGGCTTCTTTTCTTGCCATCCTCTACCTCCTGTCTCTTATACACATCTGACGCTGCCGACGAAT